GACCTCCCATAACATGACTACCATTACCAACAAAACCGTAAGTCACATTATTAATCTGATGTCCAAATCCATTAATAACAGTGGTCGCGTAACTACCACAAACAAAACTATTAGTACCTCCAATAATTTGATTATAAGAACATCCTTTATCATTACCATCAATAATTTGAGAGCAATTGGTGTTCATTTGTAATGAAAAAGTATTACGCCAAATACAAGATGATGTTGAATTACCGATTAAATTTGAGTCCCCACAAATCCATCCCCCACATTTACCAACGTTTCCATTATTACTTATTATTGTTGAGTGTGAACCACATATAATACTTCCCCCATAGGTAAATCCTTTACCGGCATTAATAATTGCGGAATAATTACCACTTATAGTATTAGAGTTACCATTACCTATATAAGAGCTACACCCCGAAACAATATTGTTATAACCATTAGAAATGAATGACCCTGTTGTGTTTGCTGATAATGTATTACCACTACCATTACCTATAAATGAGTATGTTGACGTATTAATTGTATTACCACTACCATTAATAATACTTGAAAAACAAGAGGTTTTACCACATATGTTATTCAAACATCCATTAGTGATGGTGTTAAAAGAAGCTCCTTGTGATAAATTACATATACCATTAATTACACTACCATATCTTGATGAGACAGTATTACCAATACCGTTACCAATTAATGATGAAACAGACGATGAGGTATTTCCGGTACCATTAATAATTGAACCATAGATATTACTAGTGGTATTGTTCCTACCACCCCCTATAAAACTATATGACCCACTTGTTGTGTTTTTATACCCTCCACTAATAGTTGATGAAATAGAACATGCGGAATTACAACATCCATTTAGGATTGTTGTAAACGTTCCAAGGGAACTTACTAAATTATTAAATCCGTTTAAAATATTTGATGTATCACCTAAAACCCTATTTAAACATCCATTACCAATAATTGTATACGCAAATTTTGAACTTGCTCCTGATAGAATGTTTGAACATCCCGCTAAAATTACACTATTACTTGTATTACCCGTATTTGAGGAACCATTTAATATTGTAACATTCGCAAATGAAGGAGTGATAATATTTGACTGTCCGTTAAGTATTGATGACTGATTTCCACAAGAACAGTTTAAAGTACCACCACCAATAAACGAAGTACAACCTGATACAATATTTCGGTATCCCCCTGATATGGTTGAGTAAATTCCTGACGAGGTATTAAATCTACCACCAACTACTGAGCTATAAGAACCACAAGAAAAGTTTCTATACCCTCCTGATATGGTTGAATATATTCCTGATGAAGTATTACATTTTCCGCCAAGAACAGATGAACAAGCTCCATAAGCACAGTTATTAATACCCCCACCAATTGTTGAGGTTAGTCCTGTTGCTGAGTTTGAACTTCCTCCTCCAATAAATGAACAAGTTCCAACAGCATTATTACCAGTACCTCCAACAACCGCACTATGAGTTCCACAAGAATTGTTTTTATAACCACCTAAAATTGATGAACATCCTCCTACCGCACAGTTAAAATAACCACCACTAATAGTACTAAAGTCACCATACGAAATATTTTTATAACCACCACCAATAGTTCCTGAGCTACCTGTGACACAGTTTACTTGTCCACCTGCGATAACACTATTAACAGATGTTCCGGTATTTAATTGTCCCCCTCCAATAAATGAAGAAGGTCCGTTTGAATAGTTTTTATACCCCCCACTTACGGTCGCACACCCTCCATTAGCCCAATTACACTTACCACCCCCAATTATGGATGAGTTACCTGAAGCACAATTTATTAAACCTCCTAATACAGAAGAGTAACAACCACTTGAGGTATTTTTATACCCACCACCTACTATTGAATAATCGCAAGTTGCAGTGTTACTATTTCCTCCACCTATTGTCGACCAAAAACAATTTGCAGTGTTAACACTCCCTCCACCTATTGTCGACCCATTTCCATTTGTAGTGTTACCATTTCCTCCACCTATGGTTGATACCGGCCCAATTGACTCATTATCTTCACCTCCACCTATTGTCGACCCATTTCCTGTTGCGCAATTTGTATGCCCCCCTCCAATTGTTGCGTAATATTGAGAACTAATACTATTTACATACCCTCCATTGATGGTATTGAAACATCCATAGATACCTACGTTATTAAGATTAATAATTGGAGTACTATATACATTTGACCCAGTATTCACTGATAAATCCAAACAAGTATACCCCCCACTATATGATGAATTAGTAATATCACCTTTAATTAAATTACCATCATAATTATTAAAAAATTGGACAGTGTCACCATTAGGGTATAACGCTGTAACATCCCCACTAAGATATACTCTATTATAACCAGAATTCGTACAATATAGATTTGAATACGTTATACCCTTACCAATAATATTAGAGACTCCACCATTAATGTTACCAGCATAAGATTTAACAATATTACCTAATCCTCCTAAAATTGAGGAAGCCTGTGATTCAACACTATTATAGTTACCCCCTAAAATTGAGGAGCACACACCTTTACCAGTAACTATATTACATTTACCACCACCAACAGTTGAGTATTCACTACTTGAGGTGTTACCTTGTCCTCCACCTACGGTTGAGTAATAAGAACTTGCGGTGTTACCTTGTCCTCCACCTACAGTTGAGTTATTACCACTTGCGGTGTTTTGATATCCCCCACTTACGGTTGAGTATTTACTACTTGAGGTGTTTTGATATCCCCCACTTACGGTTGAGTTATAACTACTTGCGGTATTACCAACTCCACCACCTACGGTTGAGTTGTAACCACTTGCAGTATTACCAACTCCACCACCTACGGTTGAGTATTTACTACTTGAGTTGTTTTTATATCCACCACCAACAGTTGAGTATTTACTACTTGAGGTGTTACAATATCCCCCACTTACGGTTGAGTTATAGGAACTTGATGTATTACAACGTCCACCACCTACGGTTGAATAAAATCCACTTGATGTATGAAAACCTCCTCCTCCGATTGTTGAAAAATAATTACTTGAGGTGTTACCTTGTCCTCCACCAACAAATGAATAATTACCTGAAGCGGTATTACCTGAACCCGCAAGAGCACCTCCAAAATCACCCGCAGCCGTATTATTAACCCCACATCTTATTGTGGAATTAATTCCTGTACCTGTAATATATAAAGTACTTGCGGATGAGGTACTTCCAGTTGAACCGTATTTTTTCCAAATAGCGGTAGCGTGTGTTGCGCCTCCAACACCTTCAATAGTCGATGCCGTCCAAGCGTTAATGAAGTTTTGACTTGCAACAGTCGTATTATTAATTGTGGTTCCAAAATCATAAAATGTAATTGCAGTAGTTGCAGTTACCGCAGACCATAATGATTCGTAATTATCAATTCTGAATTGGTACACTTGGTCGTCTTCATAGACGTAAGCCAACATACCCAACCTTTTTCTTCCCGAAGATATATTATCAGAATTAAGTGTTAGTACATCAGGTGAAAATACCGCACCAGTCCCCTTTGTAAATTGTATTGGTATGGTATTACCACTATACTCAATTGGTCCAAATGTTGCAGATGGTATTGTATATACTAAATCAGTAAGATTAAATACCTCCATGTACCCACCAACTCCAAGTACTGAAAAATTTGTTCCAAATGTTTCGGACCTTTCAACAGATTGTACTCCATTTAATTGTTCTGAACTTATTGGGTTTTTATATGGGAATGTAGACATATACTATAATTATTAACTTACTGTATTTCCTTTAAAATATATATCGGAAGTATTCAATAAATTAAAGTTTGTTGATGGGTAAGTTGTATAAACCCTATATGTCGTTTGAGGTATTGTAGTTCCACTGTAAGTAAAATAATAAGAATATATTGTTGGTTCAGTATTTACAGTTGTTGGTGGCATAGATGGACTTGATGTACTATAATCAATTTTAGTTTGGTATAATCCATTAGTCATTCCTGTTGGAATCATCCATGTGTACCACGCTTTACCTGAAACAGTGTTTTTATCGACTTTAGTTGTTTTGAAATTATATGCAACAATAGCATTACCAAATGAATCATTTCCACCAGTTGTTTGTGGAACATCCTGATTTATGATTGATGGGAACAATCCTGATGTCCATCCTGAGAAATCGACATAAATGTTTAATTGTTGATTAAATTTATTTTGATTAAGTGCAGGAGCAGTACTATTTGTAAATCCATAGAATGTCTGTGAGTTATCGTACATCCATTGTCCAATATCCGTACTACCACTTTGAGGTTCAATGAATAAGAACGCTTTAGTTGGTGGTAACGGAGATAGTGACGGAGTAACACTAGGAGTATTTGTTGTTGTTGGAGTTTTTGTTTTAGTCACAGTCGGAGTAATGGTCACAGTAGGGGTGTTAGTCGGAGTCGGTGTTGGAGTTTGAGGAGTTGGTGTCGGGGTTGACGTAGGAGTTGGTGTTAAAGCAGTAGGAGTAATAGTTGGTGTAGGAGTTTTAGTTGATGTAATACTTGGTGTTGGGGTATTAGTTGGTGTTGGGGTAGGGGTTTGGTTAGTTGGTGTAATTGTAGGTGTTGGGGTAACAGTTGGAGTATTTGTATTGGTAGGTGTTGGGGTAAACATACTTAGACTACTTTCACTAATACATCCATTCGCATCATAAACCCTTACCACAACTACCGGAGCAGTATTATATGGTGCAGGTACTGATAATACTAACTGTGGAGGTATGTAAGAATCGTAGTACGCAATGGTTTGACAATTAACTTTAAAATAATCACAGACCTCCACTGTGTATGGAGGTACTCCTGTTATGTTATTTAAAGTTATAAGACACATCTATTATGATTGACAATCAATGTCGTATTCTATTTTTAAATCAATAGTTATGTTTAAGTCTTGTAATATATCATAACTTAAATTACAATCTGAAGATATTACGACAATGTTCATAGAAGAATCAATAATAACATTCCCTACACCATAAGCACCGTTTAATGATGATTGTATTGCACTTATAAATAAATCGTCAGTCGGAGCATTAGTTAAAGAATTAGATGTATAAAATTGGGTGGCATACACTTGAGAACCCAATGTCACCTCAACAATAAAATTGGCATAATTTAAAATACAATTTGACCCATTAGTCAAATCTAAGTATCCTTCATTATACATTTGTATTATTCCTCTTTTTTGATTTGAGGTTTCGGTAAAAGTCTGTTGACAAATGTTAAAAACTTGATAAGAAGAACTAACTAAACTACCACAACTTACTGAGACTGTTTTAGTTAAAACACAACCATTATTATCTGTTAAAGTTAAACTATATAAATCACTAGTTAATCCTGTTAAATAAATGCCTTCCTGAGTACCAATAGAGATAAACCCATCGATAGTACTTGCGCTCCAATAAAAATCAAATGGTGGGATTCCTGAATTTATAATTGCACTTGCAGTACCTTGAGCACCTGTACCACATCCTGTCGAATACAAATCAAAATTAACTTCAGATTGATTTGTTAAAACGCTTGTTGCCGTTTGTGTACATCCACTTTCATCCGTAACAACAATTGAATAGACTCCAGTTGTAAGTGAACTAAAAGTATATGAAGTGTCATTTGTCGGTCCATAACTTTCAATACCCACTAACTCATATGTAAAAGTTGTAGAATTTATTGGTGTGATATCAACCGTTATAAATCCGTTATCAGAATTACAAGTAGTATCAATTGAACTAACATTAATTATAAAGTCATTTGATTGTTCAATAGTGTAGGTATCGGTGTATTCACAACTTCCTAAATAATCAGAAATAGTTAACGTGTATGTATCGGCAGTTAAATTTGTAAACTGATAATTGTTTACTTGTGTAATAACAGTATTTGAAATACCATTACTATCCTCTAATGTATATGTAAATGGTGAGTTACCTATTAAATTAACTGATAATGAACCATATGATGTACATGTCACATTGTTTGTAACAACAGATATCACATTAAAATTACCCTCCATTGGGACTTGTATATCTTGTGAAAAATTACAAAGAGCCAAATCAACTATTTGTACTGTATATGTGTTAGCAGCTAAGCCTGAAAAAGTATACGTCGTAGAATAACTTATTGCCGAGTCACCATTTGATAGTATGTAATAATACGGAGGAGTACCTCCTGAAATATTTAATGTCACAGTACCATCATTTGAGAGACAAGATGCTTGTGTGGATGTATAAAAATTTAACCCTAAAGGCGGTACTGTATTAATTATTGCGGATTTAGTTACTTGACATCCAGTTGAGTCCGTAACTATCACACTATAACTACCCGCGGACAATCCACTAACAGTAGTTGCAGTAATACTTGCGTTCGGTACATTTGACGACCATTCGTACAAAAATGGAGGTTGTCCTGTATTACCAGTAATAGTAAGTTTTCCGTATCCATTATTACATGATGAAGCATTCGCAACAAGTAACCCAAAATCAAACTCTGAAGAATTTCTTATAATACAAGTTTGACTTGAACACTGACATCCACCATAATCAAAAAGTGTTACCTGATATGTTCCGGCAGATAACCCATCAAAAAATGCCGAAGTTGAAACTTGAGGATTTGAATATAAGGGTGGAGGTGCCTCTTGAGTCACAACAGTAGTTAGAGCACTTGTAACATACACACCTTCTCGATATAAATAAACTGTACCATACGAAGGAGCGTAAGCGGTAGTGGCCGTTAATGAACCATTAGGTAAATTACATGTAGTATCTTGAACATCTATTGAAACACAACATCCTGTGTTAATATAAAAATTAATGTTAGTTGTGTTATTTACCGGAATTGATTGGTCACTTACATAAAAACTATAAGACCCTCCTGATAATGAAGTTATCGTAGTTGCACTACCAACCAATACAATTGGTGATAATGCAGGTGATAACCATGTTATAGTATAATTAGGGGTACCTCCAAAAATTGTAAGTCCAACCGCACCTGATGAATTGCTTTGACAGTCACCTGTGATTTGTAATTCATAATTTAACGTTATCGCCATTAATTACATGCTAATGAAAAGTTTATACCCACGTTTAAATTAAACGTTTGGTTTAAAAAATCTTGCCCACAATCCAAATTCTGTACATACAAAATAGAATTACTTATATAATAATTTAAATTATAATTATTAAGTTGTGGTAAATAAGTCTGTAAAGCACTTACCCATTGACTTTGTGTTGGGAATGAATCACTATTATTTAATCCATACCCATCAAAAAATGATTGTTGGATTAATTGATTTCCTCCTACATTTATATCAACATACCACGTACTATATAAACTATTTAAATCACAATCATTAAATGTCAATCCAATTTGACTTAAATAATTATTTAATGTCTGATACAATACATCCGCAAATGAAGGTACTGAAGTTAATCCATTACTCCATGGATATATTGAACAACTAATTGTTTCGTAATTACAATCATAAGAAAACAATGGTCCCGTAGCATTACAAGTTTCACACGGTATTGGTATAATCTCACATCCTTGTTGTCTTCGGTATACGTATTTTTGTCTATGAAATACTGAATTTTCTAATTTAACACCAGTATTCCAAATCGTTGTTGCGGGAACCATTTGTTCCACTAATCTAATCCAATAGTCCCCTAACCCTTCAACATATTCAATTAATTTTTCATACGTGAATTGATTTGTTGGTATATTAACGGTTTCATTAGATAGTAAGTATTGCCAAAATATAGATTGTAATTTAGGATATCCTCCTGTTTTACCATCAGAGATAAATAATCTATCTCTAACATTTATCATATTCTTTATAAAATCTTGAGCAAATTCAAAAAATGTCTTTTTTTGAGGTTTAGGATTGATTACTGTTCTGTCAAATTCAAACCCACAATAAACTAAACCGTTAACTCCAGTACCCGCACTATAATTACAGTCACCAAGATTAAATCCATTTAATAAGTTTGCGGAAGAAAAATTAGGTAATCCGGTACTTGGTATTGGATAATTTGAAGTTTGGGAAATATACCAAACGTCGTATAACAATCCTTGTGCGGGGTTTAAATATAAATCAACATTTTTAACATTAATAACCAATCTATCATCTCCAACATAATAATCTGAATTAAATCCAGCGTCAGAATTTTGTCGACTAGTATCTGTAGATACCCAACTTTTTCTATTGTCTTTAGTTTTCTGTAAACCAAATCCAAGATTTAAATAAGGTAAATTTTCATATCTTTGCAAATATGGTAACCCATAAGTGAATGGAGATAATTGAGTTTGTACATTAAAATTTTGTCCTGTAAAAACACTTGTAGTATAGTTTATAATTTCCGAACTTCTATGAACAGGTGTAGATTCAAACCACCCCGCACCTATTTGAAAATAATAACTTTCACTAGGTTCTACCATTGATGGATAACCTTGACTGTCCACAGGGTAATCATTTCTTGTAGTATCAGTTTCAATAACAGTATTTGTTATTGTAAAGGCGGTGTATATATTACCTTGTATTGAATAAGTTGTTGAAGAGTCTAAAACAACTGATTGTTGTATGTATGAACCTCCTGCGATTAATTCGTACCTTTGATTAAACTCATTTATATTAATTTTTTGGTCAGCTACGTAAACAGTCTCGTTAAATTCAACAACTGCGTCAGGAGCCCCGATTAATCTTAATAAACTTTCAATAGATTTTCTTGTACCCTTTGACTTAAATAGATAAGCTGAGTTCATTATCAAATTTCTAAAATATTGATAATTTAATTCATCGGGAGTAGGATTAGAACTTATACCATCAAACAATGGTGTTGGATTTGTTGTAAATAAAGAATCTAAAAAATTGTCATTAGTTATAGGTGAAATATCCGTATTCCACCCTAAAGTTTGAGCCAAATTTTTTAACAACTGTGATGGTATATCATTACCAATATTATAATTAACAGATGTCATGTTGGCCAAAGCATCAATGAAAACTCTTGTTTCATCAAAACTTCTACCATAAATTTTTAAAACTTTATCAACTTTTTGGTCTTGGGTATCAAACTCTACAAGTGAATCGGTAACTAAGAATCTAGCAATTAAATTAGTTTTGTAGCTATCAAAATTTTCAGCAATTTCATTTAACTTTTCTAAATAAACCGTGAAAGAATCAGTTAAAATATCTAAATTCCATTCCCCAAATAATGGCCATGTAACTTTATCTGTAGAATTATACACAGTACCATTATCACTTTCTAAAGGTACTGTAAATTGAGAAGTGTATATTGGGGTTGTTGACCTATCTAAAATAAATTTATCAACATAGTCTAATTCTAAATTAAATACTCTATTAACAACATCATCATTTGGTCTTATAATTAAATAATCATAACTGATTGGATTGTTATCAAATGGATTACCTTCAACAAACACGGTTAAAGTTCCCGCAGTTAAATTACTTGATGGAGTTATATTATTAATTGGATAATTTTCCCCGTTTATAACTAAAATGTAATTAGGATACTCAACTGTTAAATTTCTTAAATCCGATACTTTAATCTCTCGAGATGATAAATTAACAGTCGCATTAGTAGTAAAGTCAATATTAAATGGATTTGATATTGATTCAATATCAATCTCAAATTCTGTCACATTATCATTAGGGTCAAATATTATATTATTTGCAGTAACCCCACTTGTAAAATCAGGTCTATTTTTACTTATCTCTAAAGCCGCAGGAAAATAATTTACAATGTGCTCAACAGAAGAAGAAAGTCTTTTATTAAGAGGTCCATATAACGTAAAACTAGTAACTTCACTTAAATCTATATTTGGAAAAACTTGAAAATTATTTGATAGGATTGACCTACTTTGTTCAATTGTTGTATTTAAACTCTCTAACGAAATTGGATTTGAAAATACTCCAGTCTCAAAAGTTCTATTAGACTTTTCAGTTACTGAAGTCGTAAACTCAAAATTACCTTGAGTAAACCCTCCACCTTGCACTAATTGGAACCCCACCAAATTGTTGGAGAAAGTTCCAGAACCAGCGGCGGTTTGGGGTGGACATGTATACTTAGTAACAGCCATTAAGCGATTATATTATCGTAACTTTTACTGAAATCAATGTTACCATCTCTGTCTTGTCTAACCTCATAAAGAAGTTCGTTAAATTGGTCTCTAATTTCGTATAAGTTATATTGTTTATATATGTTATTACTTGAGTCGTAAATAGTGTAAATACCGTCATCCATTGATTTAGTCTGATTACCGTATAACGCTAAGGCCAGTGTTGAGGCATCGTGTTCAACTATTTCAACATCTAAAGTAATAGGATTAAAAAATGTATTTGTAATTATAATATCTTGACCAGGTACCCCAATATATGGAGTCGCATTTGGTTTATTTGTCGGAGCCGATGATGGAGTTAACGTACAGAAAATCAAATTAGATGCGTTATCAACGTATCGATATCTAACAACTTTTTGTTGTGTTGTTGTTAAATTTTGTGTAACAGGTTCACAATAAAAACTTGAAGTTATGTACCTGAAGAAATTAGGTACTTTTGACCCATCGGTATTTAAGTACTCAACCCTAAATCCAACTAAACCTTGTGTGACAAATTTGTTACGATATTGACTTGGTACATTTGAAATGTCAATTACTATACCTTTAACATTTGGTAATGAAGATAAAACACCACAATCACTTATTTCAGTTCTAATTTGAACAGGTCTTAAATATAATGTATAAATACCTAATTTATTAAATTCATTTGATGGTAACTTTAAATTATATAACCCGCCTAAAATTTCAACATTAGGATTTCCACCTGTGTTATTGTTATTAAAATACGGAGTTAATAAAGTAGACGCATCAAGTTTTTTTAATACAAAATTTTCAGTATAGTCTCTTGATGGGGTATAATGAAGTATTATTTCAACATCCGCGGGTGAAACATCTGATGGTCTAATTGTACCGTATGAACCTATTGCCATAATTAATATTTTTTAATTTTGAAGAATTTATATCCGTATTTAATCAAATCACCCATATTCTGTACCTCACCTAATCTTTGTGTTTTTTCAATACCCGAATCTTTCCCTCTTTCAATAAATACATTTGAGTAGATTTCCGGCTGATTAATTACTCCTAAAAGATACTCATTTTTAGTAATTGCCGATTGAATTAACATTTCAGATGTTAATCCCCTACTTTGTACATACAATATTGTTGTACCATCATTAAAATCATAGTAATCAATATTATTAATTGTATACCCAGTGTATGTACCATTAGGGTCAATTCCAAAAATAACTCCTTTGTAAATTGAATTAATTCCAACACCTGAATATATTGGTTGATTAACTACGTATTTTTGAGGTCCATAAAGAGATAATTCTGAAAGTTGTGATTTTGTACTTGCAGTAACATAAAATGGTACTGAAATATAATTTGAACTTACTTGTTGTGAAATTGTATTTTCAGCATCACCATTAAAAATAAAATTATAACTGACGGGAATGTTGGACCATGAGCCTCCTTGGGGGGTAAATGTCACCTCACCGTAAGGGTTATCATTAGGTATTAATTCATACGGGACATTTACTTTTTTTTCAACTTCAATTATACCCCACGGATTTTTTTGTATTAATTTAATAGTATATGTATAAGGTACTGAAAGATAGGTATGCGAAACAGGTGTTGGAGCAACAACAGAAATAGTTTGTAATGGTGAACCATCACCCCAATCTACTTTATATGTCGATTCTGATAATAATTTTTTCTGACTCATTTCAGATGTGTTAAAGAATTCCACCGCATATGACCCATCTGTTTGTGTAAATAAAAAATTAGTAACGACATCCTTTTGTAATAAATCACCATCAAACCCATCATAATATCCGTAATCAATACCTGTTTGAAATAATGAAATCGGTAAACTTAAATCTGTTAACAACGAGTTTCCGTTTGTACCACCACTTAAAATTTCAGTCATGCCCGATATTACACCATAAGATACGTTATCAACAATAACTGTTCTAACATCTCCGGTAATAACTTCAGGTGAAATTTTATATCTATAATATTGAGTTTCCATTATGGGTTAACATATTCATAAAGATTTATTGGCGAAGTTACTGTACCTATTGCATTATTATTATTATCAAAATATTGATACGTATAATCCGAGTAATCTAAAACAACTTTTAAAAAAGAATACTCATCAGGATTAAAATTATTATTAGTAAATGTCGTTGGATTAATTGTTAAAAAACTTTTAAATTGTCCTTTAGTCCCATCAAAAAATTTAAAACTTACATAAAATTCATTTATGTTTAATAGTGTCGGGTCTGACAAAAAATAAATAAAATAACCTTCTTTATCTTTTAAATAATCTAATTTTAAATATGGTGTCTTTAAATTAACAAACCCATCATTAGCGTACCAACTTGGGAATATCTGTTCTGAAACTATTTCACCTTGTTGTGTGGGTATTATTAATGTAAAAATTATTTTTTGTTTCTTTTTTTCACGAGAATCATAAAAATCTAATTTATAGAAAGAATTTGAAAATGAATTTGTATTATAATAAATCTGTTGGTATTCAAATATTGGTGAGTAACTTAGAACCCATCCATCTGATGGTCCTCCATAAAAATTAAATTTAAAATTAACACTAGATGCGGTATATACAATAGATGGTGGTTTAAATTCAAACCTTGCAATTTCATAATTTTTAGGAGTTCCAATTATTTCATTAACTACCTCATCTTGAATAACTTCAACCCCCATATCTAAACCTAAATAAGTATTGTCTGTTTCGACAGGAAATACTAATTTATATTCATTATTTGTATTTTGTAATATTTTAAAATTATTCACAATCATCCGATATTGGTTGGTTAATAAAGTTTATGTTATTGTTTGCAATGTTTGACCCCTCAGGTAAAATTTTAAATAGAAAATTATTATGTATATAATGACTATTATTTGTAAACGGATTATCAACTCCAACATTATTAGCGTCAATATACCCATAAGGATACAAATCTCTCCAACGATACTCTTGTTCTGATTGCGAATAAAACGCGTAATCAGGAATATCAACAACATTTTCAGTTATTGGAGCAGTCTCAATATAGTCAGAAAAAACTCTAAGAGTGAATTTATAATGTGGTTTATAATAATAACCTTTTGGATTAATTTGTGACGCGATTGTCGCATTATCATCTATTAATATACTTCTATTTAAAACAAATTTGTGATAAATTTCAGAAATTTCTCTTTCTTTTTGTTCAAAATCATTCCACTCACAAAATGCACCATCTAAAAAATCACCAACATTTAAATCATCATTATAATAAAATGTAAAAGTATTACCATTATCAATTTTTTGATAACTTGAAACAGTTATTGAGGTGTCGGAATTACTATTATTTGGGTTTCTTCTCCAATAAGGTGATAAATTTTCATAGTCAATATTAAATTCCCATCCTTGTTTAAGAGAAGTATTACCTTGGTTAACTGGTTCATTAAACCACCCAAACGAACCTTTATTTATTATTGTATAATATAACTCAGTTAACGGTCTGTTTTGATTATCTTTAATTGTATTAATATCAATTTTAAATTTATTAGTTAAATTATAAACTGTAGTACCTTCTTTAAACGCAACTTTATTTAAATTATTTGTAGTTAAAGCGGCTGGGAAAAATTTACCATTATCTGAAAATATTTGTCTTTCAAACCCCGAGGGAGTTATTACTAAATTTTCATAATCATTTAAAATAATATGTTCTCTAATATAATATTTTGATGTTGTCTCAGTTAAATTATCAGGGTCAATAACCCTTTTAAATGTACCTATGGTATCGGTATTTAAAAAGTTATTTAAAAATCCTATATTTTGGATTGAGAAGTAATATTCTTCAGAACCAACGGTTTCATTTCCTAAATAATAAACTTCAAATATATTTGTGACAGTGTTATTTGATGGGTTTGTATACGATACCGATAATTGAACACTTTCCCCAACTGACAATCCGTGTTTAACAAAACACTCAAACGTTATTAAATTTTCACCATTAATTTGAGAATAGTAAGTTTTAAATGGAATTCCATCGCCAACAGTCCAATTAAGATAATAACCATTATAGTTTGAAAGAGTTTTAGTATAGTTATTCCTACACGGATAAGAAATGTAAAAAGACCAATTTAAAATATCAGATTTATTTTGAGGAAATAAAATGTGAGGAGTACCAAATGTGGTGTAACCACTTACATTATAGTCATTCCTTGTTAAATCAAATTCTTTAAACTCAGGATACCCTCCCCAATAACCATCATAATTAGGTTGGAAACTTAATTGCTGATAGTAATTTTCATTAATATAAAAAAGATTATTTCTAAATTGAGTATAATTAGTTTTACCAGTATACGTATTTTGAAAAATTACGGAAAACTTTGAGGATAGATTAAAATTAGTCGACTCCTGTCTCTCCTTATCAAAGACATCGTTTAAGAAAAGATTATAGTTCCTATCATACTCAATGACTTCTTTTTGTTTAGATTGTAGACTTATGTCAACATAACTATCCAATTCAGGAGCCCCCTGAAACCTTTCAGTAGGTAGGACAATAGATATTTTATTATCGTTATTCAATTACAATTTCACTATCAACATATTTTATGTAGAATAAATCTACGGCAGTTCTACCTCTTTTTAATCCAAAATAAAAATGATAAGGTGAACCAACTGTATATTTGTCTTCAGTTATATTACCTAAATCTTCTCTTAAATTACCATCACTATCTACATTATAAATAAACCCTTTCATGTATTTTGCCTGATTAGATTCCGCCATAAAATATCTTGAGGTATTTTCGGTCCTGTCTAAGTACTGTATATTTCTTTGGAAGAATGTAGTGGTATTACTATTTATTGGTTCTGTGTACCAATCATTCTTATGCGAGCCAAAAATAACTTCTCGTCCTAACAAAGGATATGGAATATTAATCCCTAACGGTAATTCTAAAAATTCAGCCCTTGTCATATAATCATTTTGCCATTGATAAAATGGTACAGATTGACTTGGTTGAGTATATAATGTAACATCGTTTGGTTGAAATGGTAATTGAGCGTTTTGATTCCACACAATTCTTTTAGGTGTAATTGCATCTCTTTTACTATTATCACTATTAAAGAAAATACCTATTGTGAATTTTGCCGGTGTTAAGAGTGCTGCAACACCGCCTGACGCCAATGCAGTTAACAATACATTAATATCAAAAAGATTATATATTGGTATAATTCTTATCGAGTTTGCTGAAGGGTATCCTGCAGGATTAAAAGGTTTAACACCATATTCCGAATTAATTGAAATCATTTGTGCTAAATCCGCATTTACTTTATCTGGTTCTCTTGAGTTTCTATCTCCAAAAAAGTTTTTAGTGGGGTCTCCTCCACCAACTACTAAAAGTATTCCAGGATTTACTATAGCCAAACTTATCGCAACAAATGTGTTTACGGCCTGTTCATAAGCAGTTTCAATTTGTCTAGATGCTACAAAAAAATTAACAATATCTGTAATATCTCTAAAACTTGATGGTGTTAATGTATTTGCAATATACCCTGAATATCCAACACCTTGAACTAATTCTTGAGTGTAACTAGTTATTGGTCCTAAATTTATTATTGTTGTTGGAGTTTTTAAATTCCTATAGTTCCCCCTTACATAATTATTTAATCCCGCAATTTCATTTCTTTGTCGAGTCCTACCGCCTATAAAACCATATCCGTATCTATACGGACTACTTCTATAATAATAATTTTTTGAGTCTTCATGAAAGACAATAATATCTTCACAATATCTTCTGACAGGAAACCCGTCGTTATTTAATTCAGTAATACTATAAAATGTTGGCATAAATAGGTTACCACTAACCCAATTATTAAAGAAATGATACTGAATACCTTCCATACATAAAAATAAACTTGTTAAAGTTCTTTTATACCATTCATTAATCCTGAAAAAATCCCAAGGAATACCAATAATAGGTATAGTAACTAATGAATAACATCCTTTACCATTTTGAAAATAAGGTATTCCTAATGGTCCTGTGGTACAGTCAGGAAAATCATCAATTATAACAACACCATCATTATCAATGTTATAACATTTCAAAGGTACCGCACTTGCACATTCACTAAAACTTGCAACTACTTGGTCATTCAACGCCCCTAAAGTAGAACCGTCAGAAAATAAAGCGTTTTCTAATTCAATACCATCAACACTACTTGAGGAAGCGTACACTTCACCTGTATCAGAAATCCTAAATGCTGAGAAATTTCTATTTTGGAAAAATAAAAAATGGTTACGTTGAGCGGTAGTGGTGGTAGTAGACGTTGGTAGTCTGTCTGAACGAAAAACAATATTTGTAGGATTATCTATTAAAGTTTTACCAAAATTACCATAGGTTCCAGGAGGTGTACCATTTAAATAAGATGGTGAATAATATACTGACCTACTTTTCTTCCATTCATTATTATCACCACCAAAATGCATATACATAAAAGAACACCCGTCAACTGAGTCACCTAATAAACCATTATCCGCATAGTGTAACATATATGCCGAACCTCCCCAAGTACTTCCACCATTCTCACCAACACCATTAACAAGTGCATTATCGTTAGGTTGTGGAGGAAATCCCCATTTATCATCACCTTCCCATTCATAGTGAGCGGTAAAAGCATTACATCCATACCCAGTACTTGCCTGCATATCTTCTTCACATTGTAATGTTTGACCTTTCATTTTCACAAGAAGATAACCTTCGGAATTTTGCCCTACTTGTAACGAATTCAAATTTGTTGATGATGTTTCCCATGGTATAACATTAAATGCATTAATTAAACTTGCATCCATACTACCATAGTATTTAGTTAATTCAGTCTGAAATGGTTGGAACTCAGTTCCAGGTTGGAAAAACCATGACGGAAAAAACATTCTTCCTCCGAATTGGTCAGCCGAATTATTATTAACAATTTGATTGTGTCGTACTGACCTTTTTTTATTACCTGTAGAGGTTCCTCCTGGTTGTACAGGTATGTTTAATTTAAACATTACATCTTCACCTCCACCAACCACAACTTGCCCATAACCTCTATTTAATATACGACTTATGTCGTATTTAATTTTATATTTTGGAGAATAAGGGTCAACACCTCTAACCATTATCACTATTTTTGAATTTGCTAATTCAGAAAATGAACTTTCATTACAAAAAACTGTCCCCTTAAATTCGGCTTCAAATTGCGATTGATTACCCGCAGTGTCTTTAGCAAACATTACCGACATTGGAGTTTTAAATATTCTATGATAAAAAGTTCCATGGGAACTTAAATCACTAGCGGAACCATTACCTAAAGAAATAAATTGAGAATACGTAATTGCGGTTACAACTTGGAAATATTCCATATCAAATCTATACCTAGCAAATGTTAAGTATTCTTCAGAATCTTTAAGTGGTAAATTATAAACTTTAGTACCTGTTAAAGTGTTATTATCTAAAGTACAATAACTTACAGTTATCGACGTTGCAGACGTTGAGGTTCCTGATATCTGATATAATCCGTCAGCAGTTTCATTAATTCCTAATTCAAAATTAGGGTCAGTAGATAAACTTGGGTCTTGGAATGTAATTAAAGCCCCTGGCTGATAAATGTCATCACACCCTTGTATTAGTGTAACCAATACATTATCAGTGTGGAATTGATTTCCGTTTAAATCAGGTTCAACATATGTTCTAATTGCCGTAGATTCCCTAAAATATTTTTGTTTTGTATTAGATAAATTTATTCTCTCGGCAAACGTTAAACTGTTTGAAAATAAAAATTCTCTTTCATCGTCATAAGTTAAACCTCCTGTAGCCCACGGTGAGTTATATGCAGAAGTTGGGATTCTGGCACTACAATTCCCACCTGAATTTGGTAAACCGGCAATTACTTGTGGAAAATTTTGTTGTTGTTCTCCAGGTATGTCAAGTGTTGGAGTTACTGCCCCTCCATCATTTAATGGGAAATGACAACTGTTTCCTAATTCAGAAAGAAGTGCTCCAGCCGCTGAGTTTGTATATTCTTGTGAGTTTTCACCTTCTTTACATTCACAAAAAGTACATTCATTTTCAGATTGTAATAATAATGGTAATGGTATTTTTTTTATTCTTAATTTATCCCAAATAATTCTTGATAGTTCAGCAGGAGTCTTTTTTAATGGATTATTTAACGGAGCTCCAGGAGCTAAGAAATTAACTACCGCAACAACCGCGGCAATAAAGTAATAAATTGGCGCGTAAATTAACCAAACAATTATTTGTAATATAAAGTTTACAATATACAAAACCAATGAAATTGCATGCATTACAACAACTAGTGGGAATAATAAAAGTTTCATTACAGATAAAATATACCTAAATAATAAAAACATTATATTACTACCTCTGTACGCATCATTTACAGGATATTTGTTATTTTCAGCACTACAGTCATCATTAAGAATATTTTTTATACCTATAAATCTTAGTTTATTACCATTTTTGTATTTATCCATTAATTGTGAAACAGTATAAACTTTTTTAAATTCAAACAAATAAAATCTATCTTCACAATTAATTGCATCTTGTATCATTTCTAACCCCTCAGATGTCGTAGGGTCTCCGTAATCGTACCAATCTAAACTGAATGCATATGACTGTTGGTATCTTAAATAATTGTCGTTGGTAGAATACTCAGGATAAAATGCCGGGTTCTCATCATCATTATACGTATTTCCAGGCTCTCCCCATCCCCATTCTTTAACATTAGGTACTAAAAAATAAGCCCTTCTTGTTTGTTCAGATAATGAAGGAGATTGATTCCATTTTATTTTAAAACGGTATTTTCCTTTAGTTGGTACACCAATTGTTGGGTCTGTAGATATTACTTGCTCTCCAAACTCATTTGTATAGATGTAATCTAAGTTCATTGGTACTTCAATTAACCAAGCACCATTTTCATCTATTAGATACCCATCATTTTGTAAATTATATTTTTCTAATTGAGGGTATCCAAATGTTACTGAATTTACATCAGTATCATAATTAATTGTTTGTCTTATAGCCAAAATTTGTCCAGGACCTGTAACTAAACTACAAAAATCTCCAACTTTTTTATCTATTTTACAATTATTATCAATTTTTGCCTCATCTATTGTACTCATTATTGAACCCATAAACACCGCAGTTGGTGTTAGGTCAATATTAGCTTCAGCAGTTAAATCAAAATCTGTTCTTGTAATAGATGGTTGGCAAATTTCTTCGTTACCCCATAAAGGTAAAACTTCAACTTGTTTTGTTAAACTTATAATTTGCGGTAAACTATTTAAGTTTGTGGAATCATTAAATTTAACACCTGATACTTGTCCCTCAGTTGCTAATCCAATTCTTATCAAATCTTGTGGGTTTAATGAGAATTGTCCAATATCACTTAAATCTAAATCTAAAAATATAGTAAACGACCCTACAGGGACACCAAAAATCATGTAGTCACCTGAATCATTAGTTTTTACAGTAAATTTATAGTACTTATCGTATACCTCATAGTAACTTTTTTCTTTTAAAATTTCTTCTCTTGTTGGAAAACTTCCAGTTGGTACGTGTCCTGAATGTGATTGTTCTTTTGGCAACAAATTATATCTATAACCATTAACATCTAAATCTGAAATATTCTCATATGGATAGATATTAGTTATTTCAGGATTTTGAGCATCCTCATCACTTAGTGGAATAAAAAGTGAAATTTTAACATTTGGAACACCAAAACCATTATTTGCAAAGACCCTACCACAAATAACACCATAGTCTGAGCAAACTCTAGTATATACGTCTCTTTGGTATATTTTTAGAGACAAAATTTCTAACACTTCAAAATCTTGTTGTAGGTCTACCTGAACTGATTTATCAACACCTACTTGTGTTCTTACTCTATATGATGAATTCATGTTATTTTTTTAATAAATAGTTTATGAACTATTTTAAAAAAATAAATAACTTACGAAAAATTGACAGTTTGGAAATTCTTAACTTGAACTGTAATATCTCTATTTGGGAACCTTACTTGATATATTTGACTCGGTTCCGCAAATAACGTGTCATCAACCAATGATATTTGTTTCGTATTAGAATTTGAATAACTCATTGAGGTTTGATTTGATGAATACTCTCCTCCAACTTTGTTAAATACCACAACATCAGTGATACTTATCACACCATTTAAACTTTGAATTTGTCTTTTTATCTCAGAAATATAAATGTTTTCTCCCATCTCAATGTTAGCAGGACTCATATAAGTTGATACAATATTAACTATTGAAGAGATGACATTCCCTTGGTTTTGACTTGAGTCTAATACAACACTAATTTGAAACGCCAAGTCAACAACTTGTGCAGATTCAATTGAAATATAATCATTTAACATTCTATAATTTGATAAATAATTCGCAATGTTTTCTTGAATAGTATTTGATATTGAACTTGTTAACGTTCCATTATTATCATATGATAATATTTTAATTTTAATTTTATTTTCCTCTTCAACAATTGCAACTTTACCAGGTGCCCCGAATTTTGAAGGCATTGTGTTTATTAACGACTGATAGTCATTAATTGTCACAGCTCTTTGTTGTGCAGCAAAATTAAACGAAACATAGTTTCTAACTTCTTCAATACTAGGTGCGTCAGCCCCACCAATTGCCGCAGTCACATTATTACATGAAAGAGAATTTACAACATTTGTATTAATTATTTGATTTGGTCCGTTCACAAAAAATGTAACTGTACCAATTTGATTTATAACATTAACACCTAAATTACTACCTGACCCTCCACCAATTCTATATTGAATAAACAATGTTGAATTAGCCTTTAATGTTGACCCTAAACCAAAATTATTTTGGTACCTTGACAAATCAAGTGGTGTACCATTTCTTGCAAAATCACGTAATAAATCATCCGCAGATGTATTACCACCACCAAAAGTCATTTTACAATAACCTAAAGGTGTATATTCAGAAACAAATCTAGAATTTGTAATTATATATTTACCAACTTTAACACCTGGTTTATCTGAGACTTTAGTTGGGTCTTCTATAAAAACTCTGTCTTCAGCCAAAGAATTAACTTCGTACCATTTGTTTGCAGGACTTAGAAAATCATCATATGAAGGAATACCATTATAATTTGTACCATCTTTTAAAATTACACTTGTTATTGATAAGACATTTTGTTCAGGTAAAAACACTTCTAAAAATGGTCTCGCGTCTTGAGCGTTAACTGTCTTTCTAAAAACTTTAGTAGTTCCATTAACAACAGTTTCTCTTTTTGTAATTGTATAATTTATTAAATTATTGTTATTATCAAAATTTGGTATTTTTAATCTATTAGGTCTTCCTAAAGAATTAAATGGCGATGAAAAATCAACATCATCAACAGTTTCAAATACTTGTCCACCACCAATAAATTGAGCTCCTCTCCTTAAAAATCCACAATATCTTAAATCTTCTTGGTCCCCCAACGCAGGTACAGTTATACTAATATCAAGTATTGCAACTGATGGTCTAACATTTGGAATTTTTAATCCATATGTTCTTGCGATGTTATAAATTGAAGACCTTTGTTGTGCGTACTGTAATACCGTTTCTTGAATACTTCTATCAATATTATAGTAAAGGTTGTCAGTGACAGCGGCGTTCAAATCCATCATAACTGAAAAAATTGAAGCGTCGTTGAAATTTTGTACTACAGTCGGATAATACGTTTTTGTGTAATTAATAAGTTCGGTCCTTATCGCTTCAAAATCTTTTACTGTGTATGATATTTTTTTGTTGGCCATATTTTTAAATATTAATTATGACAAAGTCACTACTTTCAAAAGTATTGTTTTTTATTTTATAATCAATCCTAACTTTTGCAGTATAGTCTCTAACCCCTTGTCCGGGTATATTATAAGTATTATTAATTACCGTACCATTACTTAATACTACTTTATCAAACTCTTCATCTGTTGCCGCGTAAACTTTAACTGAGGTAATAAGTAAATTTGGCATATAAGTTTCACAAGCGGTTCTAATATCAGATTCAATATCCCCAAAAGAAAGTCCGTCTAAAGGATTGAAAATATATTCATAAATTCTTGTACCAAATTCAGGTAAAAAATATCTTGAGCCTTTTCTAGTTAAGATTAAATGTATTAAACTACTTCTAATTTCTTCATCAGAAGTTTCTGACAAATCTAAATAGAACCCATATGGAGAATCTCTAAATGGAAAATTAATACCGTATGTTATTGGGCTTGGCATATTACATAAATATAATGTTGTAAAATTTTAAATAAAATAAAAAATCCCAATATGTATTGACTCAAATCAAAACAATAATTTTACCATTAATAGTTTTTGGAATATTGTTTTCGTATTCAAATTCTACAAATTTTTGTTTTAACAAGTATTCTGTTATAAAATCGTTAATTGGATAATAATTTAAACAATCCACGATTAGTTTTTCTTTTGAGGTGTACTTATAATACCCTACCTCATAGTCCCATATCGTCAATGAATTTTTTGTGGGACTTTTTGTAAGAAGATTTACTTTCGTCATTAACATCTGTTGTATATTGCCAATTCCAATATAGTTTCTTATTCGGTTTAAATCCATAGAATTTGTGAGCATCCATTTGAGTTTCTGTAACATTCTCACCATTCCAATTTTGTCCAACACAAATAAATCCTGTTTCAATATCTTCAACTATATTTTTTTCACCTAAAGTAGTATGTCGGGTTTCAATCCAATTTAATCTTTCAATCAAATTTTGATAAAACATATTAGCTTGTCCCCATCTTACTGAACTAAAGAATATAACTGCGTCAGATTCAAAAAGTTCTTTAGATATTTTCCAAAGTTCATCTGTTTTATTGTTTAAACTCGCCCAACATCTGTGATATCCTGAAGGATTTTTCTTATCATCTTTAAGTAACGATTTTAAAAGTCCACAAGTGTTACCTTCTTTTCTCGACACATTACCTTCACAAGGAAAAATCTTGAGTTCTGAAACATCAATAAAAACTGATTTATCACCTAATTCTTCATTCAAATACATTGCGATTAATTTTGATTTAGGTACGTCGACTTTTTTAGGGTCCCAATTAAACCTATTTGAACAACTTAACAATAAAACTTTTTTCTTATTTTTTAAAATGTCTAAAGTCTCTTTTAGTTTTTTTGCACCATCCTCTTGCACTAAATCTTCCAAAAGCATCATTTTTCTTATTTTCTCAATTTCTTCCTGAATAATATTAGACATACCGATAAATAGTTTATAAACAAAAAAAATCCCGACCTAGCTCGGGATAACACATCGGATGTTTTAAAAATTTAAGATGAACAACCAAAACAATCAAAATCACTATTCTCAGGTTTTGGAGGTAAATTCATATAACTGTAGTCTACCTTTGGTGGTTCTGGTGTAGGATTTGGTTTATTAATTTTTGAAGTATCAATCGCCAAATGTTTAGCCCCTGTTGAGATTGCCTTTGTTCTAACATAATAACAAAGTGTTTTCAATCCCTTTTCCCATCCATAGAAATGTGATGATGAAATCTTTGACAATGTTGGGTTACCCATATAGATATTCATTGATTGTGATTGGTCAATAAACGGAGCTCTGTCGGCCGCCATTTCAATCAATGATTTTTGTGAGATTTCCCAAATTGTTTTATACTTGTTAATTAAGTGCTCAATTCTTTTAACTTTTGAATTGTACTTCTTATCTTCTTGGTCAAGGTAGTTGTTGAAATTAATGTTTTGGATTGAACCTTCGTTCATTATGATTTCGTTTTTCAAATCCTCACACCAAATTCCAATCTTTTCAAAGTCATTAATCAAATACTTGTTAACAATCATAATCTCTCCACCAACTACACGTCTGTTAAAGATTGCTGAGTGAGCGGGTTCTGTCATTTCATATGAACCTGTAATCTTCGCTGAAGATGCTACAGGCATTTGAGCTGTAAATAATGAGTTACAAACACCATATTTACTAACATTCTGTTTAAGAATTCCCCAAGGCCATCTTCCTGATAACTCATCTTCTTTTAATCCCCACATATCAAATTGGAACACTCCTTCTGACATTGGTGACCCTTCAAAGTGAACGTATGGTTCATACTTACCATCCATACACAATCTGTTACTTTCAGTGATTGCCGCGAAATAGATTGTTTCAAAAATCTCTTTATTCAACTTACGAGCTTCATCAGATGTGAAGATGTAATCCATCAAATAGAATACGTCAGCAAGTCCTTGTGTTCCGATAGCAATTGCTCTTTGTTCCAGTCCACCCTTACGACCTTTTTCAGTTGAGTAATTGTTGATGTTAACAACTTTGTTTAACGCTCTTACAACTTTACGAGTTTCTTCGTATAACCCATTAAAATCAAACTCACCATCTTTTACATAGTTCTTTAACACCATAGATGAAAGAGTACAGATTGCAGTTGTATTCTCGTCAGTATATTGGTAAATCTCATTACAAAGATTTGATTGTTTAATTACACCAATATTCTGATGATTTGTCTTTTTGTTAGCATTGTCTTTAGAACAAAGATATGGAACACCAGTTTCAATTTGAGATTCAATAATCTTATTCCAAATTTCTTGGGCCTTAACTTTCTTACCTAATCCTAACTCAACTGCCTTGTCGTAATTTGACTCATATTCATCACCATAAGATTCTTGTAACGGTTTGATACCCGCTTTAACAATATCATTAGGACAGAATAAATACCAATTGTCATTGTTCTTAACCGCATTCATAAAGTTGTCAGGAATCCAAAGTGCGGTGAACAAATCACGAGCTCTCAATTCCTCAGCACCTGTGTTCTTTTTAATATCCAATAAATCAAAGATATCTTTATGCCAAGGTTCCAAGTAAATTGCTGCGGAACCTGGTCTACGTCCTTGTTGGTTAAAGAAACGAAGTGACTCGTTAACAATCTTCAAATACTTTAACAATCCACCAGCATATCCTCCAGAAGATGTTATACGACTCTCCTTACTACGAATGTTAGACATTGATAGTCCGATACCCGCAGCGTCTGATGAATAGGTTGAGATGTCTCTCATAGTATTTAACAAACCTTCACGAGAATCCGAATCGTTATAATGAAGAACACAAGACGCCAATTGTGGAACCTTTGTTCCAGCATTAATCATAATCGGGGTTGCCGGAGATATTCTTTGGGTGGATAAAGCTTGGTAATATTCCATAGCCTCTTCAAATGTATTGGTCACCCAAAGAGCAACTCTCATGTACATATGTTGTGGTCTTTCAACAACTTTTCCATTTGGTAGTTTTAACAAGTACATTTCGGCGAGTGACCTCCAAGCAAAATAGTCAAAGTTATAATCATTATCGTGATTAATTACCTCATCAATTTTACTAGGCCCATAAGATTCGACAATCTCCATTAATTCATTACTTACAATACCATCAACGTGTAAGGTATGCATCGTATTTGAAAAACTTGGGTCAGTTTCTTTGTGGTATGACGAGATTGCAACAGATGAAGCTAAACGAGAGTAATCGTGATGACTACCTGTAAACGCCGCAGCAATTTCATAAATTAACTTATCTAAATCTTTGGTAGTGATAACCCCTTCAGTTGGTACTGAAGTGATTACTTTAATAAAGATTTCGTCAGAATTAACATTTAAACCTTTTGAGGCTCGTTTAATTCTTTGATAAATTTTCTGTGGATTAAACGACGCATCGTCCCCACTACGTTTTTTAATTCTTAATGACATCATAGTTTAAAAAGATAGTAAATTAAAAGTCATCAGTAAAGGAGAGAGTCTCATTTAACTTTGCTTTTTGATATTCAACTGTACGTGATTCAAAGAAGTTACCCTTTGTTTCAACTGCAATTTGTTCCATAAATTTAAATGGTTGTTCAACATTAAATTGTTTTTTACAACCAAACTTAATTAATAATCCATCAACAACAAACTCAAGGTATTGTTTCATAAGATTTGAATTCATACCAATAAGTGAAACTGGTAATGATTCTGTGATGAATTCTTTTTCAATTTCAAGAGCCGACAATAAAATCTCTTTAATTCTTTTTTCACTTGGTTTTTCTTCTACGTGATTATTCAATAAATGAATTGCAAAATCACAATGTAAATTTTCATCTTTAAAGATTAAAGAATTAGCATTACACAATCCTTGCATAATTCCACGAGACTTTAACCAAAAGATTGAACAAAACGAACCTGAAAAGAAAATACCCTCAACCGCGGCAAATGCCACCAACCTTTCTTGGAAGGATGCGTTTTCAATCCAATCCAAAGCCCATTTAGCTTTCTTTTGAACTGCCGGTAGGTTATCCAAAGCTGTAAAACATTTGTTTTTTTCCTCTTCATTTGAGATATAAGTATCAATCAATAATGAGTACATTAACGAGTGAATGTTTTCCATTGCAAGTTGTATTCCATAGAAAAATTTAGCCTCGGGATACTGAACCTCTCTATAAAAATTTTCAGCCAAATTTTCGTTAACGATACCGTCGGATGCCGCAAAAAATGAAAGAATATTTTTAATAAAATATTGTTCGTTTTCTGAAAGATTTTCCCAATCTCTAATATCACCACTTAAATCAACTTCTTCCGCAGTCCAAAACGCGGCTTGGTGCATTTTATAATATTCCCATATATCATTGTATTGGATTGGGAATATCACAAATCTGTTTGGGTTCTCTTTTAATATTTTTTCCATATTTTTAATTTATTTCTGTTTTAATAATTATACTTGTTGTTGTTTTCTTTTCTCCATAATCTCCTTAATTCTGTTTCTTTTTTGTTCTTCTTTTTGTTCTTCAAGTCCCAAGAATGTTACAGAACTTTCTGTATCAATATCCAACATTTCGTTGTTGAACTTACAGTTTTCAAATACTACCCCATCTTTACCGATACGAGATTTTGTAATGGCAATTGTTGCAAGATTTAACTCTTTTTGTTGTAGTGACTTCGCTACAGTAATGATGACGTGTCCAACTTGAGCCTTTTTGATTGACCCACCCATTTGGTCTGTAGTTACAACATCTGATGATATTGAACTTCTGTTACCTTGTGTCGCTGTCCATCCTACAATATTTAATTCATGACACATAGCCTCAAATGCTCTCATAACTGAACCCTCACTTTTCCATTCATCTTCCAAAGCTTTTTCAGGAGTTACACAATCAATATAATCCAAAATAATCATATCAATATGAGTACCATCGGCAATCATCTTACGAATTTGATTTTTAATTTGACTCATAGTAAATGTGTCAGATTGTAATTTTTTAAGAATTAATTTGTTAGACATCTTCTCTTCAATCTCAGCAACCTTTTTTAACACCTCATCTTTATGTGTACTAAGGTCATCAGGAGCAATACCTGTCCAACAAGTAAAATGTTTTCTTTGGATAATTTTTGGGTTATCCTCAAAAAATACCTGTAATACATTAAACCCTAAATTAAACGCATTGTTTGCAATCTTTGTAGTTAGAGTTGATTTACCAACACCTGTAGGTGCAAGTATTACCCCAATCTCCCCTTTTGCTAACCCACCTTTAAGTAAGTTGTCAATACCCGGTATTCCCATAGGAATTGGGTGTCTATAATCATCCGCTAATACATCTTCTAAGTTTTCAAACACATCACCAGTTCCTTTATCAACATTACCAACTTGTAATGCCTCTCGAACCATTTCTTCTAATGTGTCATAATTTTCAAACTCACCGTGGTCTATAATTTTTTTAGCCTTTTCCATCACTTTCTGTAACTCTTGTTGTTTACAGAATTTTAAAGCCTTTTCTTGAACAAATTGTACCCCACTTTCATCAATATTTTTTATATCAGAAATTGTATCAAGAGTTATTTTTAACAATAACTCCTGAGCAATTTCACTTTTAGCTACTTGATTAAGAGTATCAAAACTTGGCGAATGCTCAAATTTTTGATAATACTCTTTCACCATTTGAACAATAAGTTTAAAGTATTTGTTTTCGAAGTAAGATGGTTCTAAAACTCCAACGATGGAATGGGCGAAATCCTTATCAACAATAAGTTGATTTAGAAGTTGTAACTGAAATTGATTTCCTAAGTATTCAAAATTTTTGTCCGCCATAATTCCTTTTTTTATTAAATATCTTTAAACTAAAGAGTAACCCATATATTCGTGTGTTAAATTTTTACTTGACAAAACTTCTGTCAAATCATTTAAAACACCTTTTAAATAAGGTCTAACATCAACCGTATATCTAACTTTAGGTGGGTACGGTTTAGCATCAAATACCTGATGATATAATACTTTATCTCCATTTTTAATATAAACATTGAATACTTCGGGTCCGTCAGTAAATGATGTATTCAAAACTTCAGGGTCTTCTGTAATTTGATACTGATTGTCAAGCATGTAACTTACAGATTTCATTTTGAAATTGTGTTTTAATTCATTGACAAAATTATCAACCAAGTCAATTAAATCCGCGGAACGATGCGAATTTGGGTTATACCCTTTTACATTAAAAAATCTCTGAACAATAAAATTGTTGTTCACTGTCATCAGAAACTCTAGTTTCGTAATGTCTTGTTGTTCTCTCATAATTGTTTTTTTTATTTTTTGTTTTTTTCTTTTCTTGTTAATTTCATAAACGGTTTTAAAAAATATGTCCACGAATCATCCCCTTTAGGTAGGTACTTAAACAATCCGTCTTCAACCATATAACGAATAATATTTTTGTAACTTCTTCCTTCAGTTTCTAATGTTTCATTAACAATTTGGGAAATTTCTTCTTTGTCCTCGTCTTTGAGGAGTGGGTTTGATAAGTCAACAATTTGTTCGTTGACCACATAATATTCGTTTTCAAAAATACCTGATTTTGTTTTTCCTGTTAGTAAATTTTTCAGTGTCTGATTATCTTTTTGTTCTTTCAAAAGTTCCTCAGCTCTTTCTAAAATATCGGTATAAGAAATCGGTTTTTCAAGTATCTCAGGAAAAAATTTAACCAATGTCTTTTCACCCAAAAGGTAAATTCCCTCAATATTATCACTCTTATCACCAGTCATAATTTTTAATGTTTTAACATTATAGTGGGGAAATGAAAAGTCGTCAAATTTAATAGTATCTCCATTTTTAAAAGTACTTTTTAGTGATGGTGAATATACAGATACTTTTTCAGAAATCAGTTGTGTTAAATCTCTATCTGACGAAAAAATTAATTTATCCTCATTTTCAGATACCTGACAATAATAAGCAATTAAATCATCAGCTTCTCGTCCTGAGACTTCAATCTGTCTCACATAGATTTCTTCGAGATATTGTTTGATGCGATTTTTTTGTCTTAGGTAGGACATGAAGATTGCATCCTCCATAACTAATTTTCGGTTTTGTTTGTATTTGGGGTAAAGAACTCCACGAATACTCGTAGAGTCCTCTCCGTCCCAAAATACCACTACTTTATCAAAGTTTTGTTCTTCAATAAATTTTCTTAGTGTGTTGATGAAATGATAAATTGCTCCAATATGTTCTCCGTTGTGAAAGTAATCTTTCACCCCATGAAATCCAATCTTCATCAAATTATTCCCATCAACAAGGAGTGTTTTTTTCACAAAAAGTTAATTAAAATGGTTCGTTTTCGTTTTCAAAAGTTTCTTCACTTTCATCAAGAGTAATTTCCCCTGTACCTGAAAGAATTGCGTTCCAATATTGTGAGTATTGTTTTTTGTACTCCTCAAGAGCCTCTTTAGTATCTACAATATATCCTTGTGGTGTTGCAATAATCTTACCATCTTTATATCCTAATCCGTTAATATGGTTCTTTAGAACAGAGATTTTTGTTCGGATAGCGTAAGACACCGTTCTTCCATTTTTAGTTGCAGTAATGTGATTAATACCTGCATTTTTTTGATTGCCAAATAAAAAAACAAGTGCAGATGCTAACCAAAGTGCTTCACCACCTTTGGCCTTAATTGTTGGTTGTCCAAATGGATTATCAGGTAATTCAACCCAAGGTTGATTTACTACTACCATTGTGTTTGTATATGGATAATCTTCCTTACGAGATTTAGTAATACGAGCTTGGATACCCATACCAATCTTGTCTGCCAAAACAGATGCGTTGTGTTGTTTACCACCTTTACCATCAAATGTCATCTTACAAGGAACTGAACCAACAGAATCCCAAAGAAAACAAAGAGAATAAGGAATGTTACCTTTTTCTTGTTCGTCCAATAATTCGTTAATATAGTCTGTAACTTGTTCGATGTAATCAAAGTTATCATTGAAGATAAATTGTCCGTCCCATTCTCCTTCGATAAGTTCAGCTTTAAGACCTAATTCTACCGCGTGGTCCCACGACCATTTCTTTTCAGTAATAATGAAAACGGGTAGATGCCCCTTCTTCTGAGCCGAAACAGCGGCTTTAACAAGTGCTGTCGTTTTGGAAGAATTTGAGTGCCCCAAGAACATATTGATGTTACCCAAAGCAGGACCAGGTAAACCGCAACTACTATGAAAAGCTTCGTCGACTTCATAGAACTCTGTATCTTTGTATTTAGTTTTCGTAGAATACTTATTTTTGATTGCATCTAATGAAAATTCTTTTTTCTTTATAGCCATAAATGTCTATGTGTTTAAATTGTTAGTATAAAAATAAAAAAGGATGGACACTTTGACTATGCTAGTGTCCATCCGTATAAATTAGAATGGTAAATCACCATCAGGTTCGTCACCTGCTTGTGGGTCAACAATTGACATGTTTCCACCACCAACACTCATTTCAGATGCCGCGTCTCCATAAACATATTTACCTAAATCAGATGACCATCTTGGAGTTTCTCCACGAGCAATCGCTTCCAAATATTCAACAGGTTTTTTAGAGTAAACATCGGCCCAAGTAAGTGGGTCTTCAGTCCAAGTTTTAGCAGTTTCCGCGTCTGTGTGAACAGGAGATGGGTCATCGTGCATTACAGTTTGGATAACTGTATAGGTCGCTCCTTTTGGAGTCTTAGCCTTTGCCAACTCGATAATCAAATCACGACCATTAACAGGGTCAGTAATATCACCTTTAGCTTTCCAAATTGGGATGATTTTGTCAAGAATACCTTCGTTCTTGTAATTGTGTTTAAATCTCCAAAACTTAACTCCATCCGCTTCGTTATCACGGTCAATAACCTTAACGATGTAGAATTTACGTGGTTTGTAAGATTTAGCAAGTTCCTTATCGGACTCTTTACCTGTTGACATTAATTCGTCGTGAATTTCAGTCAAAGGTGAACGCTCGTTGTCGTTTTTACCTGGGTCATAGATTTTATTCCATTTACCCTCAACTTGTACTTCGTGGTACCACACCTCTTTAAAAGGTGATGAACCGTCAGGAGTTGGTAAAATACGAAGACGTTTTTGTCCCGATGTTTCATTTTGCGTTAGAATTGCTGCAAAATACTTTTTCATTCTGTCTTCTTGAGACATTTTGTTAGCTCCGTTTGAGCCACCTTTCGCTTTTTCATACTGAGCGAGTACAGCATCTAGTGAATTTGTCGCCATGATATATATAAATTATTAGTTAATAAACAAGTATAAGTGTGTCAGCCGTAATAGTCAAACAAAAATTATCTATAAGTGAAAGTATTAGTATCACTATCCTCACTATCCAAATTATTAAAACTGTTTTTTATTTCAGCTTGTGAATAGTTTTCAACATCATCAGGTGTAATCACATATTCGTTTTTACCTGATTGTTCAATATCCTGTAGTTTATCATCAAAAAATTGTGTCAATTTTTGATTAAAAGGTCCTGAATCTAAACTTCTTAATTCTAATTTTTCTTGCGGAGTTTTTTCACGATATTTTTCAATCTTAGTTTCAATAGTATTTATCTTATCCATAATTTTATCCATTTCAGATAATTTACTTTCAAGATTTTGTATTTGTGAAAAAAGATTTTGAAAGAATTCATTTTGTTTTTCCTCCATATTTTTTTGTGACGTTACAAGTTCTGTAACATCCAATTCTTCAGTTTCTGAATCTTCTGATTTTTCATCACCGATTTTTTCAACGTCAGGGTCATTTTCCACATCAACAGGTGCTGATGGTTCAGCGGCGGGTGCCGCAGGGGGTGCCCCTGCTTCAGGTGCCGCAGGTAGTGCTCCTGCTTCAGGCGATGGAGGAGGTGTTCCAAGGGCTAAATCATCAGGTGGTGGTGGAGCGTCTTGTTCAAAAATATAATTGTTGATTTTATTATGTTTTTTTAATTCCTCTAATAATTTTTTAGATAAATCCATTTCCTTACCCATTTAAAAGTTGTTTATATCCCTGTGTTGTTTCAACATTGATTTTTTTATTAATTGTCATTGTATTGTTAACTCTTTCAATTAAACCGTCTTTCATTCTAATTGTGTAACAATCTCCAGTATCTAAGTCACAAACTTCTTTATAACCATTACCCTTATCGGTTTCAGTTATTCTTGTGTTCTTACCAAGGTATCTATCTAAAGCTTCTTTAGTATTCATAATTATTTTTTATATAAATATACTAATAAATTAAAATGTCATAGTAATAGGATATGATTTATAATAATCTGACCTTGTAGTATCTATTTGACCATTAGATAAAACAGGTTTTGTAAAAATTGTAATTTGGAATTCATAAACTCCACTAGAACCTGAACCAGTACAGTCTACTTCTTCTAACAAATCTTCAGCAGTTATTGTAACTGTTTGTCCATTTGAAGAAATATAATTATTTGAGAACTGTTGTCCAGTCGCCGACCCTTCAGCACAACTTGCAGTAATATTGTACCCATATTCAACTAAGAATATATTTCTTAACCCATCAACACTAGGATTAACACTAACTGTAAATTCTTCAAACATTGGTGGGTTAGATATTGTATATTGATAATCGGAAGTTAAAGGCGGTGTTTGTGTGTTATTAGTTAGTGTTGTACCAGTACTTGTTTGAGTATCCCCTGTTGGGGCTGGGTTCAAATTAACAGGGTTTAAAATAACATAAGCCTTTTTAACTTTTTCCAAAATGGCAGCGTACTCGCTAGCATTTTTACTTATATATTCATCATAATAAGCATCTTCCTGTTTTGATTGTAATGACCAATATTTAATATAAAATTTAGTTAGTTCTTCAACTATAGTAATATCTGTAGCAAAATTTAAATCAGGGTAGAAATTTTTTAAATAAAGATTCATGAATTCCAAATTATAAGTAATATTTGGGAATTTAACAATTGGTATTAATTCAGTACCAAAGTTTAAACATGTGTATTCTTTATTAAATTTACTTGGTAGGTCACCAGCCCATTTTCGTTTTAAATTAACATTAGTTAAATTATTATTGAATAATTTTATATTTCCATTTGAGTCATTAGATATATAAATTAAGGTAAATAATGCCGCTCTTTTTTGTAAATCGTCTCCAACAATAAATTGAACCTCCTCAATTACTCGTGAATATGATAATGTCTTTGATTCACCAGTAATTTTAATGAAATCATTATACGCCACGTTTGGTTGACAATTTTCATTATTTTTATTTACAGGAGTCTCATTTATTGAATTTGTCGTTTCAGTATTTTGTTGAGTAACTGTAGTTGCAGATTTACTCAATTGTTCTTTTTGTCGTTTAATTTCAGAATAGAAATTTTTACCTAATTCCATTTTGATAGACGCTAAAAAGTTTTCACTTTGTTTTAATGTAAATATTTTTTGTCTCACCCCTTGGAAAGTGGTTTCAAATGAGCCAGGGGAAATAGAATGGTTAACTTCTAATATTAGGTACGGTCCGTTAAACATCGGTACATTTCTTAATGTAAAATACATTGTTGGTTGTATGGTTGCGTTACCCATAGATTGAACTGTACAAGAATAACTTCTATTTTTATACAGATTAAAAAGACTAACATTCTGAGTTTGTGACTTTTTACCAGATGTTAACTGAGCCAAATTATATTCCATTAATAATGATTCAGATGTTGATTTACCAACATCTTGAGCCAAATTTAAATTATGAAACATCTGTTGTCTTTGTAGTCCAAAATCAACAGCAAAACCTACCACTTTATTTGACTTTTCATCTGTTGATGTGTTTAATCTCACATTAGGGTTGTTTTGAGCCCTACCTAATTCAAAACCATCATCACAATATCCATTATGTTTACTTTCAACTAAAGTATTAGTTGATGGGTCAGTTGATAATATATTTACAAACTTAGTCGATGTCTCAGAATAATCTACTTCAGAATAAGTACCAAACATTAATTGAGCCATTTCTTGGGGGCCTTCATTATTTCTTCTATTATAGAAATTGATGTATGAAGGCATTGTAAATGTAACAAAATGGTGGTCTTTAAGAATTT